AATGGCTGACGACACAACAAAAGAACAACCTGCACTCCTAGTATTTCCTGCTAAATTAAGAACAGAAGTAGATAAAGGAACAGCTCATGTAAGATTTACTGCGCTTGGCCCCGATGGCGACGGGCCGTCGGTACATTTATTTGTTCCACAAGGTTTTTCAGTACCAGATGCAGCCAACTATGGTACTATTGATTTAGGTATGATGGGAGCATTTGAGGCTGCTGGTTTAAATAAAGACAATCAACAAATAACAGAAAGCGATATTAAAGGTAATGCATCTTCATTAGGAACTATTATCGGAACTCAAATTGGTGGAAGCGGCGGAACAGTAGGTGCTGCTCTAGGTGGTATGAGTGCATTAAGAGCAGGTCTTGCCTCTAACCCATATACAGAAACACAATTTAATAATAGTAATATTCGTTCTTTTGGTTTTACTTTTAAATTAGTATCAGAAAGTGCAGAAGAAGCCAATACTGCATTGGCCATAGAGAATTTTTTTAGAGATAATATGTATCCAGAATTATCGGGTGTGGCTACAATTAAATATCCTAATAAATTTAAAATACAATTCTTTAACGGCGGAAACCCTAATAAATATATGCCACTTATTGACATCAGTTATTTAGCTACATTTAATACTACATATAATTCAACAGGTAATTCTTTCCATAAAGACGGACAACCGGTAGAAATTGATATCGCATGTACTTTCCAAGAAACAAAACCATTAACTAAAGCTGACTTTAAAAGAATGGAAGAGGCTCGTTCGGCAGATAAAAGTGATGACGAAGGAGGAGAAGACTAATGGCATTTTTTAAATTATTTCCAAAAGTTGGTTACGACTTAAATAATAACGGTGTTTTACAAAATATTGTTAACATCTATAGATCGGTTCGGCCGTTAAAAGAATTTTTAGACGATTATTCTGCTTATAATTTTTATGAAATTACAAACGGTGAAAGACCTGATATTGTATCTCAAAGATTATATGGCACGCCCGATTTTTATTGGACATTCTTTTTAATAAATGATTATCTACACGACGGTCTTGCATCATGGCCTATGTCACAAGAAGATTTACAAAAATATATGCAGACTGAATATGAAGGGTTTGCAATTACCACACAAGTTGTTATAGCTAGAGATTCAGATAATATTATTACTGACCACGAAGGTTCATTATCAGGTAGATTTACCTTAGGTGAAACTATGACAGGTGGCACATCACTTGCAACAGGCACACTTACAAAGAAACTTAATGATTTAAACCAGTTAATTGTCCAAAATTGCACCGGTAGTTATTTAGGAGATCCTGATACAGGTGGTGGTGTAAAGGAAGTTATCACCGGCGGAACTACTGGAGATTCAGTAGATAGTTACAGGGTATACAAATATCTTGATGCGCCTTACTACTACCATGACGAAACCGACCCAGAAAAACGAATTACTGATAATGGTCAGTTTATAGTAGGGGCAAAACCAGAAAGTGATCTTGCTATTGTAACAAATAGAGCATGGTTAGAACAATCTAATGACGAAAGATCAAGACTAAGAGTAATAGACCCAGAATATATTTCGGAGTTTGTAGACAGATTTGAAGAACTCATTAACAGAGTCTAGGATTAATTAATGAAAAATACCACAAGATTACAAGGTAATGATTCTGTATCCGCATCATCTTATAATATAAGGAAATGTGATCTTACAGTAAGTAATGGTAGTACAATAAACATAAGTGCACTTCTAACTAAAATTATTATTACAGAAAATTTATATTCTGCCTCGATTGATGCAGATTTTGAAATTTTGGATGGAGTCAATTTACTAGAATCTGTAAAACTAAATGGTGATGAAAAAATAGATTTGGTTATTAGTAGAAAAGGTATTGATGATGATAATGAAACCCATAAGCATACTTTTTATATTTCAGAAATCATAGATTATGCCAGACAAAGACCTGGTTCTGCCTCATATACTATTCGTGCAGTTTCTTTACATGCATATATTAATAATATTAAAACAATATCTGGTTGTAAGAAAGGAACTATCGGTACTATTATTAATAATATCTGTGATGAGTTAAGTATTAAAGAAAAAGATATAAACACCAGTACTGACCAAGAAATTAAATGTATTATTCCAAGATTGAGGCCATTCGCTGCAATAAAATGGCTAAATTCTGGCGCATTTACATCGGCAGGTGCACCATTTTACTTTTTTGAAACATTAAAAGGTAAAGTGCAATATAAATCTTATGAAGATTTTGCAAAAGAGAAAGATAATCCTGTTGCAGAGTTTGAACATAGCCCATTTGTTAAACAATTAATGGGATCTGCAGAATATTTTAAAGAATCTGAAAAACGTATTAAGAAAATATCATCAGATTTAAATTTAACAAAGTATATCTCTGCAAGTGAAGGCGGTTTTGCATCAACAACTAGGAATATTGACATTGCAACTAAAAAATATGATGATAAAGGAATTAAATATGATTATGATATATCAAAAGATAGTAAGTTAAATCCAAATAATCCATTTGCTACTAGAAATAATAATGACCAATATGGTGGTAGAAAAATTACCGAAACTAGTACGGGTAAAAATTATTTTATATCGGTTAATACAAAATCTCACGATGGCGCTCAATCTTTTCATGATCCCGTTAACGTAGGTATTGCTAAAGGTCAGTCTTTTAGAGCGACAGAAGATAGTATATTACATGATATTACTATTAATGGTAATTTTAATATTCAATGCGGTAGTATTATTAAAATAGTAATTGGTAAAACTAATGCAGAAGAAACTGCAGAAATTTCATCTATTGATCAATTTCAATCTGGTAATTATTTAATATCATCTATTTCTCATATATTTTCTGATGAATACACACAACAATTAGAAATTAAAAGCAATTCTTTTAAAGAAAGTTTAGATACAATTATTGAAGTAGAAGAAACAAAAGCGAAAGAAGAGGTTGTATAATGAGACATGACGAATTTATGGGCGGAAAGTTTGAGTGGTTTACTGGTATTGTAAAGGTTATCGAGGACCCTAATGGATTAAATAGAGTGAAAGTTCATTGTCTTGGATTCTATGATGGAGTAGAAGATACAGACTTACCATGGGCAACTGTTATGATGCCAACAACATCTGCTTCAATGAAAGGCGTAGGTGGTAATCATCATTTAGAAAAAGGTTCATGGGTCGTAGGGTTCTTTAGAGATGGCCCGTCAGCGCAAGATCCGATAGTAATGGGTTCTATTGCGACACAGACTGATGGTGTACAAGATATTCCAACAGAATCGTCAGTAGAGAATAAAGTATATAAGTCCAAAGCAGGACACTTAATAGAAATTGATAATACCAGTGGTGCTGAAACTTTAAGAGTCACTCATTCTAAAGGTGCAGTAATACAGATTGATAAAGATAACAACTTGACTATTACTAACAGTGGTAATACAGTATTAACTTCTATAGGTAACATAGACTTAATATCTTCGGCCAATATTAATATAAAAGCACCGGGCCCGATTAAAATAACATCAGCAACTAAGACTACGGTTGTATAATGACTGCCCCTTCGTTATCATTACCTCCGTTTGAATGTGAAGCTACTTTATTACCGAAGCCAGCAAATCTTTCTAACTTTTTCGGTGGTCTTGCAGCGTATCCAGAAAAATTAAAAGCATTAGCAGTTACTACTGCAAAGGGCGAAGCTGCAGAATATATTAAAATAGCAGAAGATATACAAGCACAGTTGGATAGTATAAGACCATTACTTGATAAGTATGACCCAAAGAATGTAAAGTTTAGGTCACCAGAAAAAGAATGGGACATTATGGTAAATCGGTTAACTACTGAATATCCCATGTATGTTCAGACTGAAATTCTAGCATTAATTAAAAGTCTAGTACCTATTAATTTAAATATAACTGTTATGGGTATTACTTTTGATATAGTAGCAGTATTTACTGATCCATCATCTATAAAAGAATCTATAAAAGAAGAAGCAGATAAACTGTATGAAATGTTACCAGATGCATATAAGAACTATGATAAGTTTGAAACAAAAGAATTAAAAGCTGATGCAGTGTGGAACTATATTAGAACAGAAATGAAAAAGCAAATGAATCTGTTAATACATGGTGGTTTCGGTGCACTTATAAGCAAATTTGATACAATATGGAGTGCATTAGGGTTACCTTCATTACCTGCATTACAACAAATTGATATAGAAGCATTAGTAAAAGATAAGACTGCGGCAGAATTAAAAGCAATATCTGTCTTTGGGTTTACTTTAGAAGATTTATTAGGGGGTGAAATAACTAATAATCTACAGATAGATGATTATGATAAAGAACGATTAAAAGAAAAAGCAAGGCAGTTTGCTGAAGAATGGCAAACATACTTACTTAAAGAATGGATGCAAACTGTGACTAAATTCTTTTCAGCTATAGGACTTGGAGCATTAACACAGTGGACTTCATTTAACTTTTGTCAATTCATAACACTGATAGGATTTAATCCCATTACAATAACTCTGCCATCTTCTATAAATACAGTAACTCCTGCCGCAGGATTAACTTTACCAACACTATCGGTAGTAAGTAACGATACTTCAGGTTTATATGAATTTACCACAGTACAGAATGAGAATAATATATTTACACCAGCTAGAAGTCTCCCCATTACTGGTAATCCAACTGTAATTTTGGATAATGTTGTACTTACAGAGACAGATGATTATAATTGGGCAGGTACTGGATTATCTCTAGTTGCTCAACCATTGGCCGGTAAGAAATTACTAATCATAGAATAAAAAGGTATAAATACTAATATGGCAAGTTCACCAAAAATATTATCCGATAAAAGTATATCAGGAAACCTAAAAAGGGCCAGAACTACTTCCAGAATAAAAGGTTGGAAGGACTTAGATCTGTCTTTAACTTTACATCCAGTTAGAAAAGATATAGTACCTTTAAAAGATGATAATGCTATTAAGAACTCTGTGAAGAATTTATTAATATCAAATTTTTATGAAAGGCCATTTAGTAGAGATAAAGGCGCTAATTTAAAAGCACTTCTTTTTGAGCCCGCTGATGCCATAACAGAAATTGCATTAAGAGATAATATTACACGAGTACTAAATAAGTATGAACCTAGAATAACTGTACTGCGGGTAAGAATTTTACACGAAGTAGATTCCAATAGTTACAATATTACAGTAACTTTTAAAATAAAAGAATACGATACAAATCAATCAGTAGAAATCGTATTAAGAAGATTGAGGTAACCAATGGCAAGTAATTTAAATGTAACTGAACTAGATTTTGACCAGATAAAACAAAATCTAAAGAACTACCTAAAAACACAATCAGAGTTTAATGATTATAACTTTGAAGGTTCGGGTTTAAGTACCCTATTAGATGTTCTCGCCTATAATACACATTATAATGCAATGGCTGCTCATTTTTCATTAAATGAAGCATTCTTGGACTCAGCACAAATACGTGGTAATGTAGTCACAAGAGCTAAACTTCTTGGTTATGTGCCAAGATCGGTTCTTTCACCTAGGGCGGCAGTTAATATTACTATAGATGTTACTAATGAAGTTGGTACTCTACCTGATACATTAACTATGCCAAGAGGCACAAAATTAACTAGTTCTGTAGCACAAAAACAATATCAATATGTTACTTTGCAAACTCAAACTGCAGATTTGACAATAGATTCTTCTACTAATCCTGTCACTAAAAGCTACATATTTACCAATGTTTCTATAGCACAAGGCTACTATAAATCATTGAAATATCGTGTTGATAATGATATTGAAAATCAGAAATTCCAAGTATCAGATTCAGATGCAGACACAAGTACTTTAAGAGTCCGTGTCCAAGAAAATGAACAGTCTAGTTCGTTTGATATTTATACTAGATTTGAAACATTACTTAATGTTACTTCAACATCACAAGTATATTATCTACAAGAAAATAATTCAAACTATTATGAAATATATTTTGGAGATGGTGTTACAGGTAAGAAACCTTTAAATAATAATATTATCACATTGGATTATGTTTATACTGATGGTGCTGAATCTAACGGCGCTAATGTATTTTTAATGTCGGATTCTGTTGGAGGTTTTGGAAGTTCATCGGTAACCACAGTATCCGCAGCTGCAGGTGGAGCAGTACAAGAAACATCTGAATCAATACGATTTAATGCTCCTCTTACATTTACATCACAGAATAGAGCGGTTACTTCTGATGATTATAGAGCAATCATTCAAAGAGAATTTACAAATATCTCCTCTATCTCATGCTGGGGT